ATCAGCCCTTGCCTAGACCCCCTATACGTACGGATAAAAAACTTTTTACGAAAACTACCCCCGTTACAAACGTTCACACTATACGTACGGTATCACGCTTAAGCTAACTAAAATTATGTTATAATATGTTTTCTAAAGCGAAGAATTGGCGAAAAGTTTATCACCGTACGTATTGATTTATCACCGCACGTATGATATAATGGGCGTAGCCCATTAAGGCAAGAAAGGTCAAATTATGAAAAACTTTTACACAATTAACTATAAGTTGTATGCAAGCCGTAAGAGCGAAGAAACTCTAATAGACGCACAAATAGTGAACTTAGCCTACAAAAGCCGTGAAAACGCTTTTAAAGCGGTTCAGGAACGAATAAAAACAAACATAGAACTTGGTGGTTACAAACGTACACTTAGTTCCTTTGTAATCGAAACAGATGAAAGTGAATTAGGTCAGAAATTCAGAATAGAATATGAAATCAAAGAACACTGGCTAAGTGATTACGAATCTTAATCTTTGCCTTTTTACTAGCGTTATGTATAATAACAATCAAGAAAGGACAGTCAGTGAAGTATCAAATCAAAATGGAATCGGACTTTGGCAACGAAGTCAGACCACTAGCCCAAAGAACTTATAAAAACTGTGAAGATTGTTTCATAGCGTTACTTTCAATAATTGATGTACTTGAAAATTGGGGTTACGTGTTGAAGAACATAATCAATAACACGTATTACCTAGAGAACGTCACAGAAACAAGAATTTTAACGATAATTAGAGTAAAAGAAAATGAAGAACAGTGAAATTTTTGAACATTACAAACAACTTGAAGAAGAAAACGAAGGTTTAATGAAGTCAATGCACGAACGTATATCTTTATACAAAACCGATATGAAGAAGTTTGAAAAGGACGTATTTTATAAAGATTATTCGTACCATTACACGATTAATAGTATTGAAATGAAAGACATTAGAGATAAGTTTTTTGAAGAAGCATACACAAAATGGAAAGAGAAAAAGTAAATAATTACCTAAAAGTTCCTGTGAAAAAGGATTGCTTGAACGAAGACGAAAAAACTATTGTTTCAGATTACTTTAAAGATTTAGCCCGTAAGCGTTGGGCAAAAGATACAAGAACAAAAGAAGAACGAAGCGCATATTACAGAAATTTAGTAAATAAACGCTGGCAAAAGAAAGGTAAATAATGAAATTACAAAATATCGAAAACCCTAATCTTATTGCAGATTTAGCAAATGGTTGGTCTTTATATAATAGAAAAAATAATATTGTTTTGAAACAATACGGTGTTAAAGATTATGAATATAACAGTCTAAGTGAACTTTACAAAGAGTGGAAAGATTATAAACCTTTGTTACCTGTTGAGATTCGTGAAGGTTTTAAGCAATGGGCTAAGTTTAATAATGTTGATAAAGTAACTTATAATAATTCAGACAGTGATTTTTCTTGGTTTTCAAGTACACACGAAAAAGTAGGTGCTTTAACTATTGATTTTGATAAACCTATTGAAAATCTTGAAGACGGCGAAGAATATACAGTCAAAGAATTGGTAGGTGAATAATGAACGAAGAATGTTTAAACCATATTCAAACGTATACGGACGTAAAAAGGTACAATGCAAAAGACCATAAAGAAGTTGCAGAATTAGTTAAGAGTAACTTAAAAGCCCATAATTATAATTTAACAAACACTGAACTGTTACATTTTCACGAAATTGAAATTGTTATGATTATGGTAGCTATTACAAAGATGAAGAAAAAATTTGACCAGTTTTTTATTGAAAATTTGGCATTATTGTTATGTGTGATAATTTTAACCTTAGTGTGTATTTTTAAGTAATTATGGCAAACAATACAGAGCGTAATAAAATGATAAAAGAATTGACGGAACATGGTTTTGTTTATATCAGCTCAAAAGGTAGTCATAGGCAATTTGAACACCCTGTAATGCACAAAAAAGTTACTGTACCGTTCATTATTAAGAAAAACATAGAACTATCAGTGAAAAGACAGATAAAGGAAAACGAAAGAATTTTAAATGAAAAAGTGTATTAATTGTGGCAAAATGTTTGAAAATAAAGACAAGCGTGTAAAACGTTGTGATACCTGCCGTTTTGGTGAAGACAAAGAAAAGAAAATGAAGGAAATTGAAGAAGATTTAAGAGCAAATACGGAACGTTTAGTTAAGATTATGAAAAAGAATCACCATAAAGCTCTTATTAAGAAAATCATTATTATATCAATTTTGGCTTTAATTGAAATCCTAAATCTTGTTTTGATTTTTGCAAAATAGACTATAATAAAAATGTCAAAGGTGTTTCAGGACATTACACTTTTGATAAAAATATTAATAAACTGTAATTTTATTACTGTTTATCCTATTTCTTTTTCCAGAAAATCACTGCTTGCAGTGGTTTTTTGTTACAATAAAATTATGAAGTTCAACAAAAAATACATTATTGCGGGACTTGTAACCCTTATTGGTATTACAGGCGGTCTTTTCACTGGTGCAAAAATTTTTTCATCAAACAGTACAGAAGTTAAAACGAACACAGAAATCGTGCTTGATGATTACAAAATTGAATTGTCTGTTACACCAGTGGACACATTAATTGAAACTGAAGAAGGTGAAATTAAAGTTGAGCAGTACCCTACTATTGAATCTGTTGACGGTGGTAACGTTTCTTGTGAAGGCGAAGAAGAGTGCGGTCTAGGTTCGTATGTTTACGCACCAACTGAAACGTATACAAAGTTCAAAGATTATACCCTTGGTAAATGTTTTAACACTGACGGTTATTATGGTGCGCAGTGTTGGGATTTAGGTGACCTATTTTGGCAGAATTATGCAGGACGTAATTTAAGCACCTGTGGCACTGGTGGTGCAAAAGGGGCTTGGCTCTGCAAAGAACAAAACGCAGGTGACGAATTTGACCTAATTTACGATAAGACACAACTTCAGGCAGGTGACTGGGTGATTTTTAACGGTGGTCAATTCGGACACGTTGGTATGGCTTTAGGGTCATATAATAACGGTTATGTCGCACTATTAGGGCAAAATCAGGGTGGTACTTGGTGTGAAGGTGGCGGAAGTTCGACAAATATTATTAATATCAGTTTGAAGGACTTTGCAGGTGCGTTCAGACCAAAAACGTACGAAAAACCTTCACCTAGTCCTGTTCCTGATATACCAATTTCAGGTTGTGATATATGGAACGTTGAAGAAGGTGATACTATGTCAGGTATTATGCTTGCGTGCGAAAATACAGTGGTTTACGGTGATGCTATGGACGCTTATGCAAAAACTTGGTATTCGTTGAAGGTCAAACCTGAACAAAGTGTTTATGACGGTTGGCACAGTGAATCAGGTGTTGGGCTTTATACAGGCGATGATATTGAACACAGGACAAAATGAAAAAACGTAACACTGAAACAGAATTATTAATTTTGTCTATAATTTTGAATTTTATATTGATTTTACAAAATATAATTATTTTATGCTTGCAGGTCAAAAATTAGTTGCATCAGACGGTTATGAAGTAGCTTTGTTTCCTATGCCATATCTTTATATGACGCAGAACGAAGGTGGTGATTTTTCACACGCAGGCACTTATAATATTGACTTTGTAGGATTTAACGGAACTTCAGTTATTACAAACGCACCGCTTTATGCGCCTTGTAAGTTAAGAATTAGAAGCATAGCAACAGATGGTTCAAATGGCTTGACTCTTGATAGTGTTGATAAAGTACACTTACCAAACGGGGCTTTGGATTATATCACCCTTGGTGTTGGACACAGTAATAATCCACCGTCTATGACAATTGGTCACGTATTTGAACAGGGTGAATTATTTTACACAACAGGTACGGCGGGGTACGTCACGGGTGACCACGTTCATATGTGTGTTGGTCAAGGTGCAGGTGGTTATTTGGTACAACGTCCTTCAGGTAACTGGGATTTATCTAACCGTATTCATATGTGGGAAGGTCTTTTTGTAAATGACACTGTGATTATTCAAGGTTACGGTCATAATTGGCAAGAGTGGCAAGGTGGTTCAACCCCTTTAAAATCTTGGGGCAAAGAACGTAAAAAATCCTTCCCGTTTCCTATTGCGTGGAAACATTGGGGTTATAGACGTTGAAATGTCTTAATATTTATTTTGTAACATTATAATATATAATAAAAATATGACAGACGAAGAATTATTAAAAATCACAAACAGTATTGAAGAAAAATTAGGCAAGGAAAATTCCGCCGTAATTGCAGACGATATTGGTTTGTTGATGACAGGTAACGCTAAAGCACAGAAAACCCTTCAAGAAAGGGAAAGTGAAATTAGCGAACTTAAAGCAAAGAACGAAAAGTTAGTTCTTGCAAATGGCAACCTGTTAAAACAAGTGCCACAGGAAAGCGAAACTTCCGTAAAAAGTAACCCGAAAGGTGAAGATAATTCCGAAGAAAGTCATATTAATTTGTCTGATGCTTTTGATAAGTCAGGCAGATTCACACGTTAATTAAACGAAAGGACTTTTATGCCACCAAAGGGACTTGTTACCGCCCTTAACAAAATGCGTGAAATGTCTGTACAAGAAGGTTCGGTTTACCACCAGTATATTCCATATATCACTGAAGACACTTCTATTGCAGAGTTTGCACGACCATTGACTGACGATAACCTTGAAATCGTACGTAATGAATTCTTTGGTCTTTTGAAGCGTATTGTTTTCACTTCAATTGACACCCGTATGTTCAATAACCCGTTGAACTTCTTGGAAGGTGAAGAATTACCGCTTGGTTACGCAGGCGAGAATATTCACATTGACCCTGCTAAACCTAATCAGTTTGACGGTGAAGACTTTGCAGGTCTTTTGCAGAAGTATGAAGCCCGTGTTGCGACTGAATACCTTGCAGTGAATTCTGACCTTCAGTACGCTGTCACTGTTACCCGTGATAAAGCACGTTCCGCCTTCACTTCGTGGGGTACGCTTGAAGAATTTATTTCGGGTATTATCAACAGTCTATTCAACGGTGCTTATATCACCCGCTTTAATCAGGCTAAAGCACTTGTTTCTTCGGCTTATCAACAGGGCGCAGTTCGTGTTGAAACGGTTAGTGCAGTTGATTCCGAAGCCACGGCTAATGCTTTTGTAAAGAAGGCACGTTACCTGAACCGTATGTTTACTATGCCAAGCACACAGTACAACGGTTGGAATAAGAAACACGCAGGTGATGATTCTAAGTTGAAAATTACGACTTGGTGCGATTCGTCCGATATTGCGGTGATTATTCGTGCTGATGTTGAGTCAAGTATTGATGTTGATGCACTTTCCCGTGCTTTCAATATGGACAAGGCGGACTTTATCGGGCGCGTTGTCGTGGTTGATAACTTTGACCAGTATGCAGATGACGGTACGAAAATCTTTGACGGTTCTAAGATTCTTGGTATTATTGCTGACCGCCGTTTCTTCAAGATTCGTACACAGTACTTCAATATGACCGAATTCTTCAACGCAAAGAATTTGACTTATCAGTACTTCTTGAACGATACCCGTATGGTTCGTTTCAGTCTGTTTGCAAACGCTTGTGTGCTTGCAACTGGTGAGCCTGAACAGATTAGTGTTTCGGGTACACCAACTGTCAAAGTTAGTGAAACAACTACCCTTACGGCTACTACTGTACCAGTTAGTGCGCAAGTTACTTGGTCTTCAAGTGATGAAAGCGTTGCAACTGTTGAAGGTGGTGTAGTTACAGGTGTAAAGGCAGGTAAAGCGGTTATTTCCGCCCGCAACGGCAACGCAGTTTCCGAAACTGAAGTAACTGTTACGGCTAAATAAAAATAAGACCCCTTGAAAAATAGGGGTCTTTTTTGTATAACAGAATTGTAAGTATTTGCACTTTTGTCTTACAATCTGTCTTAAATTCAGATACGCTACCCCCTGTTAAGTTAAAAAGTGCCTGACCTGACTTTATAGCAGGTCTTTTTTGTGAAGAATTATTATACAATATAATTATGATAGTCGCCCCTGAAACTGAAATTTATCTTTTGAAGTCACCACTTCGTATTGACGAAGCCCAACAAATTGATTTTGCTAATGAAACGGCACAGGTTAATTATTTTCAGTCCTTGCCAAAATTGGCACTACTAAACGCAACGTTTCAACGTGAAAACGGACGTATGTATGTTAATTTTAATATTGAAGCTATACGTAATTACAATTACGTGATGTATAAAAACAGACAGTATTCAAATAAGTGGTTTTACGCTTTTATTACCAGTCTAACTTATGAAGGTAACACTGTTACAGGTGTACAGATTAAGACAGATGTGTTTCAAACTTATATGTTTGATTATAAAATTAAACGTTCGTATATTAAACGTGAAACCGTTGACGACGATACTTTCGGCAGGCACTTAATCCCTGAAAACGTTGATACGGGTGAGTATATTTTAAATTCCACTGAATCCGAATCTTTGATTCGTAACACGGCAAATTATCAGGAAAAATCCGCTTTAATTGTTGTCCAGTGCGCCCAGTCACTTGGTAAATGTTACACAGATGAACAGTACACAACTGAACTTGAAGATATGTTTATTATTGGTGGTTTACCACAGGGTTGTTGGTATTATATGTTCTATAACACGTCTGTACAATTAGATGCCCTAAGAAAATTGAAACGTCATCTTGATGCAATCGGTAAAGGCGCATCTATTATGAATATCTTTATTGCACCACCACAAGCCGTTGACACCCGTTACTGTGTATTGCGCTTATATGATAAAGAAGGTAATTTAAGTACAAACTTCTGTTCGTGCTATGTTGCGAGCGGGAACACTTACTTGCCTAAAACTTTGTTTAGAAAAACGTTAACCCGCCCAACAAGTTTTGGTGACTTCACACCAAGGAATAATAAAACGCTAACGGGTCAATTTAATTACCTTCTAGTTTCAAATAACGCAGGTAATGCTATGCCGTTTAAATACGAAGATTTTAACGGAAATCCAAGATTTTATTGTATTGGTACACTTAGTGTGACAAATTCATTTTGTTTAATGCCTGACAATTCAAAAAAGTCACAAAATGTTGAATACGGTATTAATCAGGAAATGCTACAGGGTACACCTTTGCCTTGTTTGTCTTGGAATAACGATTACTACCTAAACTGGCTTGCCCAAAATGACGGACTAATGCAACTTGAGATTCGGCAGTGGGGTAGAGATATGGTGTACGGTGTTGGTTCAACTGTGCTAGGTAGTTTTGCCAACGGATTAAAGTCAGGTGACGGTTCTATGAATTATGCTGTACCTTATATGGCTTCACAAGCTGTACAAACTGAAGTTGCGTATGCCTATGAAGGTATGAATTTAATCGATAGTATTTCAGAAGATATCAAAGCCCAAAAAGTCGTGCCTGATTCTGTTTCAGGTAACTTAGGTGCGGGTGACCTTGCCTTTTCAATTTCAGGTTCGGTTGGTTTTAAGTTCTTTAATTATCAGGTGCGTAAAGAAATTGCGATTAAAGTAGACCGTTATTTTGATATGTTTGGTTACAGGGTGAACGAAATCAAAGTTCCTAATACTAAATCCCGTAAGTATTGGAATTACTTACAAACTATCGGTATTAATATTGAAGGTGATATTCCACAAGAAGCCCTTATGGAACTTAAATCACTTTATGATGCAGGTGTGACGATTTGGCACAACCCTTCAAACTTCTTAAATTATGATTTAACAAACAGTATAATTTAATTAGAAAGGACTTACTGTGAAGAAACGAAAAACCCGTATGCAAGAAGCCGTATGGCTTAATGACCAAACGTACCTTGATTACAAACACAGGCTGAAGAAAATTGCGACTAGTATTTTTGAGTGGAAAAATTTACCTGAATCTATGGACGAAGAGTATATTGAATACTGTCTGTATGCTTTAGGTCAGTGTGCGTTCTTAAAAACAAAAGATTCAGGTTTTATTAATACAAAAGCCGTTACTAATGGTAGTTTGAATTTATACGGTTTACCAACGTCACTTAATTGTTATTCTTACGGTTCAGTCCAGTATAACCGTAATGTGTATTATGGCGGTAAAAGCGCAGGTGAAGAAAAAGAGTGTATTCTAGTTAAAAACACCCGTGACAGAAACCCCGTGCCAACTGTCACAACACTTGAACTTTTTGCATATCGCCTTTATCAGGCTGAACGTACCGCAGATGTGAATATACAAAACGCAAAACGTTCCCGTCTTATTTTGACGAGTGAAAATCAACGTCTGACTATGGAAAATCTTTTCCGCCAATATGATAGTAATGTACCTTTTATTTTCGGTGATTCTGAAAACTTCAAGAAAGGCGGGGTTGAAAGCCTTGATATTTCAAGTACGTTTATCGGTTCAGATATTATGAAATATAAGAAGGAAATTTGGAACGAAGCCCTTACTTTCTTAGGTGTTGATAACTTTTCTGAAAAGAAGGAACGTCTAGTTTCTGACGAAATTGACACCAATAATGAAGTAATTAATTTGAACCTGATGTCTTTCTTAGCACCACGTCAAAAGGCTTGTGAACTGTTTAATAAAAAGTACGGTATGAATATTGAAGTTAAAGTACGTTCAGACCTTGAAAACATTATTAAAACTTATGCTTCAAGTATTGCAGAAGATTACAAAGACGATATGATGAAAAAAGAAGCCGAAGAAATGGCGGAAGGGGTTATTAAATAATGTCACAATATACTTTACAACTTAGGGAACTTGAAGCCGTTGAAGGTCGTGAAAACCTTA